AGATAGAATTGGAAAAGTGAACGAAAATTGAAGTGTCAAAAAAATCGCTCGGAAAATGAGGATGTCCTCTGTTTTCCGGGCGATTTCGTTTTGGTGTTTAATTTTTGAGGGCAGCGTTTTACCGGCGTTTGAAAAGTGTTTGAAAGTGTTCAAAACGTCGGAAATACGCTGCTTTTTTGCTTTTGTGGTTTTGAACAGTTTGTTTTAGAAAAAACAAGCATCTTTAATCAAAAAATATTTTTAAGGATAGGAACATAGGAACTGGAACCAAATAGGTTTGGAACAAGTTCCTATCCCTTACTCATTTATCAGTGTTTTTTCTTCCAATTCTTTTAAGTGTTTAAGGTTTCCCTTTGTATAGAGAACCCCATTATAATGCTTTTCTTTTTTGCCGTTTCCAGTCCAGAAAGTATTCGCAAGTTCAAATGCAGCAAACATTGAATCAAAAAATTTTTCCCAATTGTTTGTTTTTGCTGTCTGAGTTTTTAGGCTTGCTATTTTCTTTTTCTTTTCGGTGTATGCACGATCAATAAATCCATTCACGTGACTTTCAAGGTTCTTTGTAATGTTTTTCAAAACATCTGAGGGCTTTTCCGGATGAAAAATATCATATTTCTCATAATCTTTCAAATTTAGTAAGCAATCAAATAAGAAATTCAATCTTCCAAAGAATACAGTTGGATTAGTTGTTCGATTGACAATGGTCTCACTTTCATGCACCTGTTTAAGCAAGTTGTTTATGTAATCGGCATCAAAAGCAGTCAATTTCTTTTTTCCAAACATCGATAATCAATCCTCCATTTTTCCTTTTTTATAACTTTCCTCGAAGTCATATATCATATTCAGAAGTTTGCTGCGTTCTTTTAGTGGAAGGCTTTTTAGGATTTTAGCCAGTTCTTTGGCGAGTTCATCCTCGCTTTCGCTTGAATTTTGGATATTTACTGTACCTGTTGAGTGCTCTCCCATCGCACCGATTGCTGAATTAGTGATATTTTGAACCGGGGCATCATTTCCATAAACCAAATAGTCAATAGAAACGCCAAAAAATTCAGAGATTTCAATAAGATATTTGCGGTACGAATTGCTCTTACCGGATTTCCAATCTGTAAATGCACTCTTTTTCAAGTGAAGATAATCTGTCAATTTCTTCTGGTCTTGCTCTCCAAGTAACTCAACAATTCTATCTAAAATGCTCAAAATTATAACTCCTTTTTTGTTCGTAACGCTGAAAATAAGATTTTTTCGTACTCTAATATTGACAGTACGATATTTTCGGACTATAATATTAGCATACCAATACAACAGGGTATAAAAAGCCTTATGATAATTGTACCACAAAGTAAGGCAAAAGTAAATGAAAAGGAGGAAAAAATATGAAAGTTATTGTCAAGCGGATTCCATGCAGAAAAAAGCCTGCTCCAGATGCAGCGGAGCAGGCAAGGATGGAACAGGAACGGAATGAACGTGTTTGGAAAGATCAACTGAAATATAAGGAGGAATACGACCTTACCGAGGTTTCAGTTGAAGACATAGAGGATTACATTGCACACAGCACCCATATTGATGAAAATGGGAACAAGAAAATCCTTCTTCCGAAGTCTTTTCTTCTTCTGTGGTTTCTGTCCTTTTAATCTTCATCTAATGCAAACAGTGCATACTGACGGAAAAAATCAGAATCAGATTCTTCGCATTCCATCTCTGTGTCTCCCAGTTCTTTTAAATATGCTGTTGATTTTTTCACTGTGGACATCAGATTGCTAACCACTTCAATTTCGGTGATGAGAATCAAGCTTTCTGTTTCATAGGGTATCCCAAAAGACAGGCTTAATAATTCTACAAAACGACGAAGTTTTTCTTCTTCCAGTTCGGATAAATGCCCTAGATTTTTCTCCAGATTCCGTATTTGATAAAGCTTAAAGCGACATATATCTGCATTGCCAATGATCTGACTAATTGACATTAATGACAGCCGTTTTGCAATTTCACTTGCTTTACATTGCATCAAGAACAACACCTCCTTTCCTGCTCCATTATAACACAATCCGGCAGGAAATACAACAGATTCGACAGGAATCGACAAGATATTCCGACAACATTTTGAAAGGAGCGATTTTTATGTTACCGAGAATTTTGCACACCTATTACTGTGTGACTACAACCTATTCGCCCACTGGAAAAACTGTCCGTCTGACAACGGTGCAGACCGGCGACAAGCCCAACAGCAGCTACTGTCTGGACGGGAAGCAGAACATCTATCGGGACTACTTCACCCAGCGGCTGATCGCAGAGCAGTTCGCCAAAGCCATGGGAGGTGATACAGAGTGGACGTGACCGAGAATCCCACGGCTTTGCAGATCGTTGCCAGTGCAAGGTTTCACGGAAGGGATGCGGCGAGCATCGGGTATCTGTATGACTGGTATGATGCTATCCCGGAAATGCTGGAAACCAAGGAAGCACTGAAACAACGTATTCTGAAAACCAACGGCGTACACAGGAAGGATGATGAAAAATGACCCCGAAGACATTCGGCAAGCAGCTGCTGGAGATCCGCACCACGCTGGGACTGAGCCAGACGGAGGTTGCAGAGGCGGCAGAGGTATCCCAGAGCTATGTTTGTCAGCTGGAACAAGACAAGTTTGTGCCGAGCATCACGGTGGTGCTGCGGCTGGCAAAGGCACTGCGTGTGCCGGTGGAGCGTCTGCTCCCCACAGAACCGGAATCGAAAAAGCGGAGGTGTGCATCATGAAGATCAAAATCGGAACGGTGATCGAGAATCACCTGATCTATGCCATTTACGGTACGGAGCACTGCCTTGCCAGACCGATCCTGCCGGACGGCGAATTCGTGGTCTGGCACATTGATGAGGACGGCAAGGGCGTGTGGGGCGGTGCGTATTTCCCCGATCAGATGGATGCAGAACGGGCGTATGTCTCACGGTGTTTCCCATGGCTTTCAGACAATGTTCTGTTTGCAGCCAATGAGGAGGATGACGAGATCGATGAAACCTTTGCGGAATTTCCCGATCTTCCGTAAGCAGACAGAAAGGACACAGGATGAGAAAACTGCATCAATGGGGCGGAACGCCGCCCAGAAAGTCACAAAGGCTACGAAGAACTGTACAGCAAATGAAGAACCGTGGCTGTACAGACTGGTCGATCCTCCACGAGATCCGCACCAGCGACTGTTCCAAAGCAGAGCAGGACAGGCTCCTGAAAGAGCTGCATATGGAGGTGCATGTGCTGTGAAGGTGATCGAAGATGTGCAAGACAAGTACGGCAACTACTGCATCATTTTCAAAAGCACGAATCTCAGGCTGATCTACGACTGGCTGCACACGCACTACAGCGGAAACGGCTTCAAGTTTGCAATCGTAATTGACCTGAGTATCGACTATGACTATGAAGAGCCGACAGAAACGCTGGTCTACTTCCTGGACGAGATCACAGAAGAAGTGCTGGACTATGCCGGATTGAAGCTTGCAAATGCAGATGAAACATAAAAGCCGAAACAGCGGCAGAGAGCCGCTGTCTGCCGGAACTGGTCTACCGGCACTGATGATGGCAGACCGGAAAGGAGGAGCTATGGACTACTTATCAGTAGAAGAAGCAGCAGTCTTGAAAAACTGTTCTGCAAGGTATATCCAAAAACAATGTAAAAACGGTGTTTTACCGGCGGTTCTCCGAGAGCATCCGCAGAACCATAAACCCTGTTATCAGATTCCGGTCTCCGCATTTCCGGAGCCGTTGCAGGCTAGGTACTATCAGCAAAAGCGGCAGGAAATGGGCATGATGCCCACGCCGATTCCGGCGGAAACGAAACCGCAGAAACCGAAAAAGAAGGCAAAAGCCGTGCGGCAAATGACCATTGAGGACTGCACCGCACAGCAGCGGAAGGAGATCCAGATCTGGACAGCAATTCTGCTGGAATGGCACGCCGGACGCATCCAGTACAGCAGGAAAACCGACTATGACAAGCTGTATGTGGGCAAGTGTCAGCTGGAGCACCCAGACCTACAGGTTTCCACGGGGATCTTGTACCGCAAATGGAACGCCTATCAGGAGCATGATCTCGCCGGAATGCTGGGGATACGGGGAGGCTGGAACAAGCACAGCAGCGGTATTCCCCAGGTCGTGTGGGAGGCGTTTCTGTGGTTCTGGCTGGACGAGAATCAGCCAACTGTCCGAGCCAGCTATCGCAATGTGATCAGCTGGACAGAGGATTTCCACCCGGAGCTGGTGGCTTGTATCCCATCGGAACGAAGCTTTCGGCGGCGGATCGACCGAGATGTGGCAGAGGCAACCAAAATTCTGATGCGTGAGGGCGAAAAGGCGTTTTCTGACCGCTGTATGCCGTACATCATGCGAATGTACGACCAGCTGGAGCCGAACGATGTCTGGATCGCCGACAATCACACACTGGATATTCAGTCACTGGACGAAAACGGCACCATTCACCGCCTGTATCTGACGGCATTTCTGGATGCCAAGTCCGGCGTGATCACCGGCTGGAATATTACGGAATCCCCGGATTCCCAGTCCACGATCCTGGCACTGCGGCACGGCATTCTGCGGTTCGGCATCCCGAAAGCGGTGTACTTCGACAACGGTCGGGAGTTTCTCACCCACGATGTGGGCGGAAAAGGACACCGTACCCGAAAATCTGATCAGGATGTCGCAGAGCCGCCCACCATTTTACAGCGGCTGGGCATTGAAATGCACAACGCCATTGTACGAAATGCGAAAGCAAAGCCCATTGAACGAACCTTTTACACGGTCAAGAGCCAGTTTTCCAAATCGTTCAGCGGTTTCTGCGGCGGCACGATCCTGGAACGTCCGGAAAGCCTGAAACGGCGAATCAAGAACAAAGCCATACCGCAGGACTACGAGGTCAGAAGCCATCTGGAAATGTGGATCGATGGCGAGTACAACTTGCAGGAGTACGGCGGTTCTGAGGCAAAGTACCGAGGCATGAGCCGTCTGGATGTCTGGAACGAGGAGATCCGGTCGATCCGCAAGGCGGCGGACGCAGAGCTGAATCTGATGCTGATGCGATCCACCAGAACCCAGAAGATCAAGCGAAACGGCGTGTACATCACCTTTGCCGGGGAAAAGATCTGGTATATGAATCCGGAGGAAACCATTCTGCATCTGGGCGAGGAGGTCTATGTGCGGTATGACCCGGCAGATCTGAAAACCGTCCGGCTGTACAACACCCAAGACCAGTATCTGTTTACCTGGGAGCTGGCGGACATCCTGCTGATGGACTATCTGACCTCCAATCCGGAGGAGATCGCCAACGCAGAAATGATGATCCGCCGCACCAAGAAGTTTGTACGGGATCAGGTCAAGGGCATCACCGCCGATCTGACCAATGCCCAGCGGATCGATTCCCTGGATGCCACGATCCGGAGAGCCGCCAAGGCAAAGGAAGAACGGTTCCAGATCCGGTATCCCAAGACCATCGAACCGGTACGAGCCGGAGAAACGGAAGAAGAACACCGCATGGTTTCCGGCAGCGAAATGATCATCCCGGTCACCATCGACCTGAAAAAAATGCGGCAGAATGCCCAAAGACGAAAGGAAGAATAACACATGGAATACACAGAGCATCAACAGAGCCTGCTCCGCAAGCTGGAGCAGCTGCAAAAGGACGAAGGACTGAGCCTGTCTGCATTGTCTGCCCGTCTGGGCATCTCCAAGGGAGCACTCTCCCAGCTGTTTTCCGGCAGCTATCAGGCAAATCCGCAGAAGATGTTTGCGAAACTGGAAAGCTATTTCGGGGTAAAAGATCAGACCAGGCAGACCTATCAGGAATCCGGCTATGCAGATACCAGCATCTCCACGGAGATCTATGACATCATCGGTGTCTGCCAGATCAAGGGCGGTCTTGCCATTGCCGCCGGAGATGCCGGAATCGGAAAGACCAAGGCAGCACAGCACTTTGTGGCAGAGCACCCGAACAACAGCGTACTGATCACGCTGAATCCCTGTCTGACCAGCATCAAGTCTCTACTGCGGCTGATCGCCGACCGCATCGGTGCTCCCATGGAACGCTCCAGAGATGCCCTGTGGTATTCCATCCGGCAAAAGCTGAGTGACGGCACGGTGCTGATCTTCGATGAATCCCAGCACCTGCCGCTGAAAACCATTGAGGTGCTGCGGAGCTTCTCCGATGATTTTGCCGACCACGGGCAGACGCTGGGCATCTGTTTCATCGGAAATCTGGAAACGGTGACACGCATCGGCAGCAAGAAGGCAGAGTTCGCACAGATCGCCAACCGCACCAAGCAGAAGAAGCTGTACACCCGTTCCAAGATCCAGCGTGAGGACATTGCCAAGCTGTTTCCCATGCTGAACGGACGGCAAAAGGAAATTGATTTTCTGTTCCGCATTGCCCAGACACCGCAGGCTATCCGTGGCGTGGTCAACCTGTTCTCCAATGCCTATGACAACGAGGACTACAGCTATGAGGGACTGGTGGCAATGGCAAAGTACATGGATATGGAGGTCTGAGATGAAAAACGGCAAACGCCCCACCAAGGCACAGAAAAAGATCCTGTCATTCTACGGATTCCATCCGGAGGACTGGCTGATCTCCAAGAACACCAGCACGGAGCTGGTCATTCTCCACCGGTACACAGAACGCACCAGACATATCCCGAAGCATCGGGATACCGAAGTCACATAATCCCCCTGAGAGGAGAAACGCTCCTCTCGCCTAATGCAGCCAAGGACGGTGACAAGCCCGTAAGAGCCTGTTTTGCATCTTCTCGCACGCATCTTGCTTGCATATTTTCCGCCATATTTCACAAAAATGCTCGTGAATACATCAAGTATTCACTCCGCTTTTTGTTTCATCTGACGAAAAATCTAACAACGCAATCTGCATACGTCAGATGCAAAACACGCTCTAAAAATGCAGAGTCGGCAATTTATTTTCATACAGGAGGTATTTCTTATGGCAAAAGCAAAACTGACACTGAAACAGGAGGCAGATATGCTCTCCGCCGTCAACCAGATCAAGGAACTGGAGGCAGCCGGCAAGCAGCTGAAAAAGCAGGCGGACGAGCTGCGTAGTCAGGTCAAGGCGATGATGGACAAGAAGCATCTGGAGGAAATGGACGTGGGCAATTTTACCGTGCGGTATACCACAGTGGTCAGCAGCCGGTTCGACAGCCGTGCATTTCAGGAGACCCACCAGGCACTCTATGACCAGTACTGCGTTGCATCGGAAAGCAAGCGGTTTACCATTTCGTGAGGTGCGGCGATGACGAAGGAACAATGGGAAACCGCAGAGCAGAACCTGCAATCATCTTACCGCATCGTAAAGCTACAGGCAGACGGCTACACGCTGTCTTTGCAGACACAGCGGTACAAGATGCAGCTGTGCATTGCGGTCTATGTTGACGGTAAAATTCAGGGAAAATGGCTGACGGAGGACTGTGAGATCCGCAGAAAGTTCTTCCAGAAGCACAAACACAGTATACTCACCCGAAAGGAGCAGGAAAAGCTGAAACGGGAACGGAAAGCCTTTCGGGAGGCGGTACTTTCCAACAGCGTTTACTACACCTATTCTCCCTACTGGAGTTCTTTCCGTTCTTTGAAACGGCATCTATGCCAGAACTGCACAGACATCGCGTTGTATGAGGAGGTGGAAGCATGAGAAAACCAACAGACACCGGAAACCGCTGCTTCGACCAATTCTGGGCAGCGTATCCCCGAAAGGTGGGCAAGGAGAAAGCCAGACGGGCATTCGAGAAGATCCAGCCCAGCGAGACGGAATTGCAGCAGATGCTGGCGGAGCTGGAACGGCAGCGGAAGGTCTACCACTGGGGCAAAGAGAACTGGAAGTTCATTCCGCATCCTGCCACATGGCTGAATCAGAGAAGATGGGAGGATGAGACCATTGCCGCAGAAGATGACATTCCCGACGATGACCCCTACGGGGCTTTCGTATACTGATCTGATGCAGATGCGTGTGGATGCGTACAATGCACAGCCCGGCACGCTGACCGGCTATGACTGCAAAACGTGCCGCAACAAGGGCATGATCGCAGAGATCCGGGACGGCTATGAGGTCATGTGCTTGTGCAGCTGTATGAAAACCAGAGACACCCTGCGGCGAATCCATGAATCCGGTCTGGAATCCCTGCTCCGCATCTGCACATTTCAGAACTACACCGCAGAGCAGCCATTCCAGCAGCACATTCTCCAATGTGCCAAAGCGTACCTACAGGAACGGCACAGGTGGTTCTATATCGGCGGTCAGACCGGATGCGGCAAGACACACATCTGCACCGCCATTGTGGGCGGCATGATCCGGAACGGTTTTTCGGTGCGGTACATGGTGTGGCGTGAAGCGTCCAATCAGCTGAAAGCTGCTCTGACGGACGGCAGCTATGCCGCACAGATCGCAGCGTACAAGGAAGCCGATGTGCTGTACATAGACGATCTGTTCAAGACCAGCAGCACCGCAGAGGTATCCGGTGCAGATGTGCGTCTGGCATTTGAGATACTGGACTATCGTGCCAGAAATCAGATGCTGACGATCCTCTCCACGGAATGGCTTTTGCCCCAGCTGCGGCAAATTGACGGAGCAATCGGCGGCAGGATCATTCAGATGTCCAAAGGGTATGCGTTTGAGATACGCCCGGACAACCAGAAAGATTATCGGCTGAGGAAGTGAAGCGTATGGCAAAAGGACAAACCCAGACACTGTACAGCCTTGCTGCTGTGCTGGGGCTGGTAGAATCGGGAAACAAGGAAGACCCGTTTCACATGATCGTCTACCGTATCAGCGGCAAGACCTCTGTCCGGGAACTCACCCCACCGGAGGCGGCAGCGGTAGAGGCGGAGGCGCCGCAGGCGGGCCGCGGGGGGGCGGCCA